TAGGAAACGTGCCATTTAAAACTCCTATCGGTATTTAGATGTCTTACTCGCTATTTTAGCGGGTTGTTTTACAAACTGCTGACCTTTTTCTTTACCATCGCGTTTTGCTTTGGTGGTTGCCGCATACTCTGCGGGGGTCAACGCTTTTATTGCAGCTTCAGGTAAGTACCGTTCCCCGGTCTTACTTGAAGGTTTGCCACTTTTAGTGCGCCATTTCTGGTCACCCCAATCTTTAAGCGATTTCTGCGGGGCTTTCAATCTTTGTACCCTCCGCCAGCCGCCTTGTACTTCTTAGCCACAAGCTGTGCTTTACGTGCTGACCACTGGCCTGCGCCTGTACCTTGCGTTGCAGCAGCTTTTACCTGCGACACAATCCGTTTGCGCAACTCAGGCTTTGTGTAATTACCTGCCGCGTTTACGGTTGACTTGGTTTTAGGTTTAGTAGCCATCAGCATTTCCACCTTGCGAGTGCCGCTGCCTTACGTGTTGGTTTGCCCTTCTCGTCCTTCATAGGCCCGGGCATACCAGACATGCGTGCACAAAAAGAATCCTTGCGTTTACCGCCCTCAGGCTGCGGAGCTTTTAAGTTGCTGCCTGTAGCTGCGTTGTACTTAGCACGACCCTTAGCAGTCAGCCCAGCACCCTGCGACACAGGTAGTTTCTCTCCACGGCCTACGGATAGATTAACACCCTTTTTCGTAGCCATTACACAACTTCTATAAATGTGGTAGTTTTTGCCGCTGTAGGAAGTGTCACGTGAATATCGGTGGTGAATAAGATACCGTCCGCAGGAATTGGCATCACAATAGGCTGCGTACCAGTGCCAATATTGAACTGCAATCTTACAGTGCCAGAAGCACCGCCATCACGGAAAATAACATCACCAGCAGTACCACCACTTATGGTGTGATACCCACGTAGCTGACGCCGCCCAGTCGCTACAGTACCTGTAGCTTCTACATGTACAGCCGTTACATTTGACATATTGTTCTCCTAAAAGGAAGGGGCCGAAGCCCCTATCCTAATGCCGTTTAGTTGATGTCTGTAAACATTGCGAAGACACGCACAACAGCAGCGGCTGGTACAGCAGTACCAAGCGTGATGTCGATAGTATCAGCAGCAGCGTACACCTTACCACCACTCAAAGTGGGAGCAAATGCACCAGACGACAGCACAGGAACACCACCAGAAGTACCGGTAGCGTTTGCGGAAGTCGCAGCCAAGTAACCAGCGGCGGCAGAGCCGTCACCGATAGAGATGGTGCTAGTTACGCCAGCAGCAGTGGTAACTACCATACCCACGTTAGACACCAAAGTGCCTGCGGGGATAGGGATAATTTCCATTACGTCAGAAGCAGCCAGTGCAGTTGCACCAGCGGCAGAACGTGCTGCAATGATTGCAGGGAAGTCAAGAATCATCTCCACCAAATGAACTTTGTGAAGTGCATTTGAGGGGAGGGCGGCTGAGCCTCTATTAAAGCCCAAGGTATCGGTATATGTAGCCATTTTAAATCTCCAAAAAAGGTTAAACGAGGAGGCCGAAGCCCCCTAATTGATTAAGCCAGAGTCACAATGCCCTGAGCCAAAGCTTCAGGCTTGACAACTTTGTAGCCATACACTTGCAGACCACGGACGATATTGCCGAAGGTGGACTCAGAGCGGATGGTTTCCATGTTGGTCATTTGTGAGGCAAAAGTAAAGCCCATTCTGTGACCGGCGATCAAGCTGAACTTACCACTGGTAACGCTCAGGTTGTGGCTCATGTAAATGGTAAAGCGGTCGATCATGCCGAGGCGACCGTTACGGATGACAGACTGTGCGTCACCAGTAATAGAAGCATCCTTCAGATCGGACTTCTTAATGAAACCAGCCATCTTGGCAGGAATAACCAAGAAACGGTCGCTTTCAGGAGAATTGGCTTCGTCCAACACTGTACCCAAGTCGATGATGTATTCCAAGACGTTGGTCTTAGTGATTGCAACAGGAGAACCAGATGTACCAAGAGTGATGTTGGCAGTGATACGGCCTGCGCTGTTACCTTTGTTGGCAGCAGCGATGTCAGGCAGCATGTCAGTCAACACACGTTGGTCAATCTTGATCTTCATCTTTTCAGATGCGTCTTTAGTCCAAGTGTCCATCAAGTTGATGTCCGACTGAACTTTGTCCACGTCGTCTTCGATGCAGGAGAAGTACTCGCCTTTGTCGATCAACAACTGCAACTTAGCTTTGTCTGGATTCTCAACTTGGAGAGTCTGACCTTTTACATAAGTGCGGATGGTGACTTCAGGAGAAGTGCGGATATTGACGGTATCGCCATATGAGCGGATTTCGCCTTCGTAGTCAGTGTTAGAGATTGCTGCGAGCACGGTGGCATCGTAGAAATTCTCAATGAGTTTGCCAGACCAGATTTCTGGAATGAAGTTGCCCGAATACTGTGGGCGGCCAGCGGCGTTAGGGTATGCCATGATGAAGCTCCTTGTCTAGTTAAACAACAATACGACCTTCTCGCTGTGCAGCGAAAATGTCGCGTTCGATTCGATCACGCTCAGCTTCACGCCCTTTGTACTTCTGCGAACGGACATCGTTGAAAAAGGTTTTGATGTCATCAGCAGAGTATGTCTTGGCGCTGGAATTATTTGACGGGTTCGAGCCGCGTGAGCGACCCGGTGCAACCTGTTTTTCTAATTCCGAACCTTGCGTATTTCGGTTAGCGCGAGCACCAGTAGGCTGTCCATTGATCTCACCCCATGCTTGGAAGAAACTAATAACACGGCGAGTGTCAAGATTACGCTGTGCGTCCTCAAGATACGTCTGCCGAGTAATCCCAGTTAGCGGATCAACCTCTAACAACCAAGACTGAAAGGCTTGAGTGTCATTGACTGCACGCCAATTAGGGACATTATCAGTTATATCTGCCCAGAATTTCTGCTCTGCGGTAACAGCTTGTCTGTGCGCCACTGCTTGTACCTGAGGTACAACGCTGGTGTGCATCTGACGAAGCATACCTTCCAACTGCGCAATCTTCTGCGCCACGGGCATTAACTCCTCGCGGCTTACTTTTCTCATAACATCCAGTGACTCACCATACTCCTGCACATCTTGGTCGGTGACCAAGGGGTCGTGCTGGACTTGGCGTGCTTGGGGTTGCTGTTGTGAAGAAAGCGAAGAAAGTAGTTGTTCAAGCTGTTGAACGCGCCCTTGCATTTCACGGTTATGTGCGTGCAAACGTGGGACTTCTGCGTTGTACATACCCTGAAGGGTTCTGTACTTCTGGACAACATCTTCTGAACTTTGGGTTCCTGCTGACGGTTGCTCTGTGTTTTCAGCAGGGTGAGCAGCATCGTTTACGCCAGAATTCTCGTCGGCAGAAGGGTCATTGTCATAAGCGGACTCGTTGGACGAAGTGTCTCCATTGGCGTCATTTTGTGAGCCTTGGTTTTCTTCGTCGTTAAGTTGCTTGTACAACTCCTGTACAGCCTCGGTCTGTTTGCGAATTTGCTCTGGAAGTGCCATTTTTTACGCTCCTATCGGTATGCGTTAACTAGACGGCGAGTCATTTTGACTTTGCCGCTACAAAATCAGGGGCATCTTTGACAAGGTTGTACACCTCGCCCAATACCTGACAGCGCCCCTGTGGGACTGCCGGGTTGTTTACTGCAAGTGGCAACTTAGATAGCTCGTGCTCATACCACATCTTAAGCCAGTCCCGAACTTCGGGGTACTGGCGCGAGACGTTCGCAAGCGCTTGCATGGCCTTGTCGTCAGGACGGATCATGCCGCCCTCCCACTTACACGGTTACTGACTATGTTTCCATCCATGCCACCTTTGGGAGAACCGTCCGGTTGAGTAGGTGTAGGCTCTTGTTGTGCTTGCTGTGCAGCAATCTGAGCTTGCGCCCTACCAAGGAACGCAGTTTTTTCCCGAGATGGAACGATGTCATCCACAGGCATTTGCAACCCTTTAGCGATCTCACGAAGGATCGCTGCCCTACCATCCTTACCGACAATTTCCATGTCGATCTGGTTGGCGGTTGCATTAAGGAACTCGATACGGCGCACGTTAACGGTCTCTTTGACCGCCAAGTTAACTGCGCCTCTAGCCATGACTTGTGCGTCGCCCTTGATGGACTCGTCCTCGTCGTAGCGCATGTTGTACACAAACTGGCGTTGCACGATGGGCTTAATCACATCGCTGTCAATGTGCATTACGACTTGGCGAATACCCTTACCGGATGCACCCATCAGCATAGACAAGCCAGAAGAAGTACGGCCAGCGCCTTGTACATTCAAGTCACCATACATGTACGCTGGAATACCAGAGTGCTCATCAGCCAACTTGCTGAATTTCTCGTACACAGCCATGAGTGTGTTTGCATTGTCTTCAGGTTGCGTAAACCGCACAGCGGGAGCACTTGAACCAATAGGATCGTTGAGCGTCTGCCAGATTTTCCAAGGGTGAATCTGTGTGATGTCCTCGTTGGGCGGCAACCGCTCAAGGTTAACTTCGACCTGTGGGCCAGAAGCAATACCCATGTTGTTGACCAAGGCCCGGGCTGAGGCATTACAGACGTTCTGCACATCCTCAATGACCTCGGGGATAGCCTTACCCCAGAATGAACCGGGGCACTTAATAAACGAAGTTTTAGCGTATGGCTTCTCACCAAGGGGGTCGTAATTCAATACAGCCTTGATGGTGTAGTTGCCTACCTGCCAGATATTGGCGTCATACTCACGAGCAGAATCAGGAACATCTTCCTCAGTAAGCCCCCACTCGATCAACATCTTGCCAGATACTTTGCCCCAGAACTCCAAGGCATCGAACATCTCAGTTGGGCGCATGTGCGAATAGAACTTACGCTCTTGCTCCTGCTTAAGAAGCTCCACATCCATGTTGATCCAAGACTGACCATTGCCAATATCAAGGACTTTGCGAATAGCATCATCATCGTAACCGGGGACACCTACCAAGTCAGCAAGCTCCATTCGGCTCAAACGGTGATGCTCGAACAGGTAGCCATCTTTAATGTTGGTAATCCCCGGTTCAGGGTAAATACGGAACGGATCAACTCGTTCATGCTCTGGCGCAATTCGCTCAATAGGTTTGGCGATAGTCTTGCCTGTAACAGGATCAGCTTCCCATCCAAGTGCACGTTGTCTACGGACAACTGGCCCTTTGATGAACGCCGAAGGGTAGGTCACTAAGTCGGTAACAAAATCGTTGAAGGCTTCAGCCCAGCCGCCTTGAGCAAACTGATCGCTGATCTTGATCTTCATCTTGTCAGCACGGTTCTGTGCTTCTTGCAAAATATTAAAGCGATAGTCTTGTGCGACCATCTCTTTGATCTCGCTCATTGCAGCAGGGTTAGGTGCTTGCCCAGTTTCCTCGACAAGTTTTAAAACCTTGTATGCAAAAATTTCTTGGATAGCCTTCGACTGCTGCGGAGACATATCAGGGATCGGAGTCGCATGAATATCCCAAGGGGGTGTACCGCTATCGAGCAAAATGTCTCGCAGCCAAGACTCGGCTGCGCGGCACTTCACTTCGGTAATCATCATGTATATGTCAGAGCCGCCCTGCGCTTTGATGTCACGAGCTTTATCATCTTCGTACTCACCGTTGCGCTGACGTAGCGCCTTGAGCATCTTCTGCTCAATAGGTTTCTTCGCTTGTTGTGCAGCATCCCAGCACTCACGCAGATAAGCTGTAAGGCCAAGGATCAACGGCTGACTCTGGCGTTCCGCCAAAGCTTTATCCGACGCCTCTTTGTCTTGCTGACGAGAGAGATCAGAGTTACTTACAACACGAAGAAATGACAGACCTGCCATCTAACTACCTCTTATCTTTCTGCTGTTTCTTCAAGTATTCATCCATTGTTTGCTGGATAATTACTTTGCCCTGCGTAAGTTTTTGCGCAAGTTTATTTCGCATTTCGTCTGGCCCGTACACACTCTTAGCGGCTTTGATAGCCTCGACAGCATTTGCTTGTTGAGACGGGGCAGCAGCGCGTCGACCCTGTTCAGTCTTCAGTTGTTGCAGTCCTTCTGTTTCACGTGAAACAGTTTGGACAGGTGCAGCACCAGCGGTTACTTTGCCGCCCTCACCAATCGTTGGTATAGCGTTACCACTGCGGATCGCAGCATTTGATAACCGACGTTCATACGCAGCTTGGCGTTCGTTAGCAAGTTTTTGAGCATCACTTTTGTATTCCTCTCCATAGTATTTAACATCTGTGGGTTTTCCAATGTCAGGCATTGCTTCCATCTTCGGAGCTTGCCCACGAAATACAGTCGGTGCTTTTGCAGCTTCTTCCACTGTAGTGTCGTAGGGATCGTATTCGAGGCCAGTCTTAGGTGCAGGTGCAGGTGCAGGTGCAGGTGCAGGTGCAGGTGCAGCAGGTGAAGGTATAGCAGGTGGCGGCTGTGTAGCTGCTGGGTTTGCCGGTATTGTTGTCGCCTTAATTGGCTGGTTAATTACTTGACCAGCGTAGCCAACTGGGGGTGGGCCATCTACTGCACGATTCCAAGGAGCAGAACCCGGCGTGGGCATTATCACTAAGTGTTTAGAGATAGTGGGTGCATATCGTTGCGACACCATCCCCGCCGAAGCCATTTTGGGATTCGTCGAAATGATGGTGAAACTTTTACCAACTTGTTTAGCCACGGTTGCCTCCTAAGTTGCTCTTATCGCTAGTGTATACCAATACACAAACTTGTTGTCAACAAAAAAATCCCCCGAAGCTTTCGCCCACGGGGGTAACTCCAACTGAACGGAGGGTGACAACTGCGTGAGCAGTGAAGAAATCATATCATGTCCATCCGGCGGAAGCAACTTGTTTGACTTCTCTACGTCTAGGTAAAGATGTGCCTTCACCAACACTGGTGATATGCAGCATCAGATACTGTAGCGCTTCGGCCACGTGCGAATGTTTGTTCTTGTCAATATCGCCGTCGCCCTTGGGCTTGTAGCGATACCCGCCCATCATGGCGGCTTTAAGCTGTGTGCACCCCGGGTCTACGAGAAACGCTGGGTCACCATCTACCTGCCGCATGAGGAAGTCATCGACCGCATTGATCCGTGCCGAGATATTGTTGGTCTTAGCAGGGATAACCCTTAGTCCTTCTGCTTTGATAATGTCCACCGCCGAGCGTTCATCGGTCTGCGCCCGCTGTATGCCCGCCGGGTCGGTGACGATCATAATGGGTGCACCACCGAACCGCTCGTAGATCAGTGGTTTGAGCATGGTACGCACGAAACGCTGGATGCCCATATCAAACGATACACACTCAGCAAGTATCAGGGCGCGACCTCGAGGGTCTTGCTGCCCAAGGATGGCTGCGGGGGTAAGCCCTAAGTCCATGCCTACGACGATGGGGCGAACTCCATTACTGATGGGGCGGAGCTTTTGCTTAGCCATGTGGTAGTCCGGCCTGAAGTATTTGTACACCGGCATACCCGCCGATGACAGCCCATACTCTCCGTCGATGTATACACGGATGTATTCTTCGCTGCGACCCTGAGTATCGTAGTAGCCCTCCGGCAAGTTCTCAATATTCTCCGCATACACGCTACGTCCGGACGGCTGTTTGAAAACATCCCACCCGTTGTTGTTAGGAGATACGCCGTCCTTAACGTCCAGCCCCTCCATCTGGTAGTACCACCACGTATCCATAGTCGGTGGGTTGGTGTCGCCCCACATCCCATGCCACGTCGGGCCGCCGTCTTTGGCCGAGGGGAATCGTCCAATACGTTTGGACATCGCGTCCATGATGTCGGGGTGAATGTCTCGACACTCGTTGAACCAAGCGAAGGACAACTCCAACGAGTTTAAGTTGGCAACGTCGTCTGCATCGTCCAGTGCTCGGAACATAATCTCGCACTCGATGTCGCCCACTTTGAAGAAGTAAGTCTTGGTGGTGCGCATGTAGTCACCACACACTCCCGGTGGAAACCAATCGAGGAACGTCTTGATCGTCGTGTCCTGCAACTGGCGTGCAGTCTCACGCACAATCGCCGCCCGTGTTTTGCGTATGCCTTGGGCATTGGGTTCTTGCATCGACGCTCGCCGCACAATCTCAAACGAACAAGTTACGGACTTGCCGGAGCCGACCGGCCCCATCAACACCCGCATCTTGCGGTCTGACTCCATGAACTTCTCGCCGGTTGGCGGCGGCGTATAGTTAATGTCAAGTGCCATTACGGACGATCTGGGAAGATGCCCATGATGCAAATGATTTTGCTAGGCTGACCAATTTCCCAGCCGTGGACTTTCGTACCACGCTCGTTGGTCGGGCGCAAATCAGGCAGCTTGTAGTTAGTTACGCCATCGCCGCCATACATCGTGCCAATGATGGCAAACAGCGGGGTGTAGTCCCGGACATTTAGGGTCTGTCCGTCACACGACGCCCAGTTTTTTGGGGCAAAGCTGCCAGCGAACTCACGTACTTCTCCGATGTAACCTTCCATATCAAACTCCTTGGTTAAGTGGTTGAACAATCATAACAACGAACTCCCGCCCTCGTTTTTTGCTGCGGGTAATCTTGGTCTGAAACGACATTCTGGCTAACCCTAATGCGTTCTCGAGCATGATAGCTTCGGAGGCGCTTCTTAGTTTGACGGCTTTAAAGCCGTCATAGGTTTGGGTAAAGAGTTCTTCAATGTTCGATGGGAGTTGCATCCACTACCTCAGATTGGTTGTCGATAATTTGTACTGCGTGCTGTTGGCCGCCCAAGTTTATATTGATACGAACTCCGCCGCCATTACCTTCGTTGGTAACTTCACCCTTTGGCTCCAAGCCTGCCCACTTAACAGTGGACTTAATCAGGTCGGCCTTGACTGCGGGTGAAACTGCGGAGTCGTGGATCAACATCCAAGATGTGGTGAGGAGTTCTTCAGCTTGCGCACGCGCCTTGAGCTTGAACGTCATCCCTTTACTGCGGATTTCCTCACGGTAGGCATCCACCTTCTTGAGGAAGATGGGGTCGGCATTAAACGACAGTACATCGGTAGACGAAATCTGATGCCGCCCTATAACTTCTTGCAGCGTCTCTCCGCTACCTTCCAAAGTTAGGGCAATATCGAACGCCAGCCTGTCTGACCATTTTGTGTGGTGAAGTGGTAGGTTGTCCATGAGCGCAGATTATGGCAGATAGACGGATGTGTCAAGGGGTAGCCGAAAATTTTAGCTAACTTTACACGATCCTTTTTTTGGGTCTTGCTTTATGAGGTTTACTACAACTGGGGCGGGGCGTCCGCTCGCGTGTCCATGTGCCCCCCTCCCGCTTCGACAAGCGACGAGCCGAGCGAATAACCCTTCGAACATTGTGGTCATTATTCCCTAGGGAAAACAGCATACTTGACGCTTTTGTCTAGTTGTGAGAGTCTGAATTTGTCGGCGGTGATCTCACCGCTGATAGGGTAGGCGAATTGACCTACCGCCTGCTCTTTAACAATAGGTCACACTGGAGGATTCTATGTCAAATAGAACTTTTGAAGGGAAGGTTTCCGTTGTTCTTAACTCTAAGGGTGAGATCGCTCTCAAGCGAGACCCCGAAGGCGCATGGGACAGCACTCAGGCAACGGCTCTGCATCAAAAGATGTTGGAGTTGGGTAAAAAGAACAAAGCAAGTATTAACAAGTACTCGCTGTTCTTAACTGAAGGCGGAACGGAAGCGGTCTTGTTGGCAAATCGTTACGGCAACCCGTACATCGCGGTGTTACCAAAGCGAGACGGCAACCAGCCCAACCGTCCTAAAGTGACCAAGTTGGCTTAAGAGCCTTTACCCCGGGCAGTGACAGTGCCCGGGTTCTTTTTTAACCATACTGGAGTGAAAACTATGAAGGTAACCATTGTTCCTTATAAAGACCCACGCAAACCCCGTAAACAAGAACCCAACCGGTTTCAAGTTCGCTGGCAAGCTGGAGATAGTATCTTCTTTCAATGCTTCAAGCGAGACGCCGCCGCTGTAAGGTTCCAACAAGAACTGATCGACGATGGCATACCGCCTGAGATGGTAAAGTTGAAGATGATTTAACCCCGAGAGCCACGAAAGTGGCTCTCTCTATGGAGAGTATGATGGAAAAATTCTGTGAGAAGCACCCAATACTGGCCGCCGCACTGATCGCACCAATACTTTACGTGTTGTTATGGCTTGCAATGGCACTGTTCTAACCACTGGCCCGCGAAAGCGGGTCTTTTTTTGTCCTAAAAAACCTTACACACACCACACAGCACGACCAAGGGGGATCATTCCTCTTATATAGCTTATATAAACCATACGTCGGGGGGTCGCGGCTCGCTTTAAAGCGTGATTTACACGCAATGTGAACACTTTCCCTGTAATTTCGTGGCTATAACCTGTTGAAACCTTACAATAATCTGTGAATCCACAACAATCTGTAAATAACTTGACGCAATTAGCCCATTTTTAGATGGTATAACCTTACACTGTACAGTTAGAAACACCAATGAAATCAACCACTTACAATTAATATCCATAACGAGACAATCTATATAATCTGTATAATCTACACTTTTTATATACCCTTTCCTCAGCAAGATGCTCTCTCCAATTTTTTATTTTTGCGGTGTGCAACTTCATTTCTAAAACCACAGATTATTTAGATTGTTTAACTTGACACACCCCACAACACCAGTGTTCATGCGGGTTTCAACCCTTTCCAAACAATCTGTAACACCCTAACTTGACACAGATTGTTCACCTGTGTTAGCAACATCTTTTAGATTGTTTACACGCTTAAACAATACTTTACACTCGTATTCTCTTAGAGAACGAGGCCGCACTTGACGTTTTTTCGGGTCGGCGGTAGTCTGCCCTCAGCGGTCGGCGTTTTGCTTACCGCACTTTCAGTAACCTACTTTACAAGGAGCCAATCATGGCAATGATTTTTAAGGGTAATGTTTCCATCTTCTCCAACACCAAAGGTGAAGTCGTTGTAAAACCTGATGCAGAGGGTCGCTTTAATGCTGACAATGCACAAGAACTTTACACAACTATCTTGGAAGTTGCGAAAAAGAACAAGTTGACACCTAGGGTTTTCAAGCCTGAGGTTAGCGGTGATACACCGATACTTATGTGTGATCGTTTTGGTAAGCCTTACGTTGCTCTGTTACCTGAGCGTAAAGCACCTAGCAAGGTGACTATTACTAAGTTGGCTTAATCAGCCACTTGTTACTACGGTTTGAGGAGTGCCGCTTCACTCCTCGTTTGATGCGGAGTATTTATGAAACATCTTCATGTAACCCCTGCTTATGGTCGTGACTACAAGAGCAAGGCTGAAGCAGTAGATGCTTGGCGTAGTGGCAAAGACTTTGTAGTACAGGGAATGTCAAGTTATGCTGGCAGTTATGTCGGTAAGGGTGAGTCATCAACGCTGAAGCAAGACGGCTACAGCGGAGTGATGATTCGGTTCGGTGACATGCGTAAACTCGTCATTGTCAATTTGTGAAGCAAGGGGTATGGGTTCACAACTCATACCCTATTTTTGTGGAGGTAGTTGTGAAGATAAATCAACAGCACCTTGAAGCCGTACATGACGGCATCAGGGAAAAGACCCAGTTATGGGTCGATGGTCTGATTACAGACCTTGAATACACCAATGCTCTGTCTTTGGTTTCCAACGAGTTTGCTAAGTACGAGATTGCGGGGTTGATTGACCCTGCAACAGGGCTTAGATACGACTAACTATACACGGAGGTTCTTATGATTGTCAGAGTAGATTCGTGGCTTCATCGCCTCATCTTTCGTTTACCTGTATTCCTACCTCACTCTGTAGAGTATTGCAGGGTAGGGGATGACTACATCAGCTATCGCCGTATCAACTGGCGTAAACCTCGGGGGTACACAGTATGAGTGAGGACTATCACTTACCTATCTGTGTTTCCTGCTATGCCGTAAGGGTAGAGCCTCAACGGAGGGCTATGGCAAGACCCACTTGCATGGCTTGTGGGGAGAAGATTGCCAAGCAACGTAAGTTTACAGTAGCACCTATGCACAAGTCCAACTACATGTTGCTGACTGACATGGATGATCTCAAGGGTATCAACAACAAAGGGGGGTCACACCGATGAGCCTATTACAAGGGCATATTGCCAACTTCAAGACGCTGAGTAAAGCGTTCGATAACGATGACGTTGCACTCATGGAGTGTACCGATGTCAACACAGGGGAAGCCGTTGCAGTAATCTGCATGGTCAATCGTATGGAGGGGGACATTGCCTTTGTTCCCATTGCTCGTATGTTCAACGGCAATCCATACGAAGAACTTATTCCACCAACTGATGAGGAAGATACTGATGCTATTCAGAAACAAATTCAGAGTTAAGCCACTCAAGCCAATGGGTGTATCCATCAATGATTCGTTGTTCAAACGAGTCCTACGTGGGGTAGGTGCAGTCCTACTCATGTTCCTGTTCTCAGCGTTCACCACGCTACTCGTAGTTGAGTGGCTTGTTGGATGCGGTGAAACGTATGTTGACGCTAAAGGGGTACGTCATCCATACGAGTGTTTGTTTATCCCTCTCAATCGTAACTAAGGAGTTGCTATGAAACGTCTGTTTGTGTTGAAACACAGAAAGAGCGGAGCCATTGTCAAGGATGACAACGGTAATCCAATGTACTTTGCATCAAAGCCTGATGCCAAGAAAACCCGAACCGAGGGACAAGCAGTGTCCTACGGCCCTGACCATAGACTTTACAGAGGAGTCCACTAATGCGAGCCACCCTACTCAAGGAGACAATCAAGTCTCTATTCCCCATCCAACGCACTATCTGTATCGAGGGTAGTCCCGGCGGTGGTAAGACAACCATCGTGCAACAAGTTGCTGAGGAACTCGGTGTTCCCTGCATCGAACGTCACATGCCAACCATGCTTGTGGAGGACTTCGGTATCCTGTTCCCCAACGGAGAGGACAAGTTGAACTATAAGTTGCCTGACTGGTTTCCTGTCAAGGGCAAAGCACCTGAGCGTGGCATCTTGTTGTTCGATGACCGCAACCAAGCAAGCAGTGACCTACAGAAAGTCTTAGCCAACATCTGCCAAGCACGTACCCTCCACGGTACACCGATGCCTGATGGATGGCAGGTGATCTCAACAGGTAACCGCCAGTCTGACAGGGCAGGTGCTAACCGAGTGCTTGGTCACTTGCGTAACCGTGAGACAGTCTACGATCTTGATACACACCTTGATGACTGGACTGCATGGGCACTACAGAACAACGTCAAGCCTGAGTTGATCTCGTTCATTCGCTTTCGTCCCAACTTGTTGCATGACTATGACCCACAGCGTGACCAGAACGCTACACCTCGCTCTTGGGTAGAAGGTGTATCTGATGTGCTTGGTACTGTCCCTGCTGAGGCAGAGTACGAGTCGTTCAAAGGTGCAGTCGGTGAGGGGTGTGCCGCTGAGTTCGTAGGCTTTATCAAAATCTTCCGTAAGCTACCGAACCCTGACAACATTCTCCTCAACCCAACAACTGCGGCAGTACCAACTGACCCTGCTACGTTGTATGCACTCAGCGGTGCTATTGCTGAACGTGCTACTGAGAACAACTTTGATCGTGTCTGTACCTATGCCGAACGTATGCCACCTGAGTTCAGTGTGCTAACAGTCAGTTATGCGGCACGTAAGAAGCCTGAGTTAGCCAACACTCAAGCGTTTACCAAGTGGTCGATACAACACCAAGAAGTATTGTTCTAACCAACCGAGGGGCTAGTCCCCTCATCTTCAACCAACTAGGAGTGACAGTATGAATCTAAATGATAGAGCGTTGCTAGTGCAACTATCCATATCACAGTGGACTGCTCGTAAGTTCGACAAGCGGGTAACACGTGACGTAGCCTCATCTCATGGGACAACCATAGATGTAGGTCGGTACAACAAGGTCTTGCTTCCAATGAATGATCTACTTGATCGTGTACACAAGAAGTCAACACACATCCGTACCAAGTTCTATGACAACACATTGCCGTGGGGTTTGGATGGCACGATGATGTTACCCACATCCAACTACCTCAACTTTATGACTGAGTTCCGCAAGGAAAAGAACGAGTGGTATAGCCTTGTGTCTGACTTCCGCAATGAGTATCCCCAACTGGTGCTTGATGCCAAGCGTTTACTCATCGGTCTGTACGATGCCAATGACTACCCGAGTCCTGATGACATAGGCAACAAGTTCAATCTTGACGTAGCGATATTTCCTGTACCAAGCAGTGACTTCCGTGTGTCGATAGCTTCAGAGGAACTGTCTCGCATCCAACAAGACGTTGAGCGTAGGGTTGCTGATGCACAGAGCAAGGCAATGATCGAGGTGTGGCAACGCATCTACGATAAGGTCAAGCACATGGCTGAGAAACTAGCTGACCCCAAGTCT